GAAATCTTTTATCTAGTAATATAACTTCATTTTTATCGTCAGAATGTTCTGTTTGAAACCAGTTTTCTAAATTTAACTCATAACCAAAATTTCTTTTTAAATACGTTTTGAATAACGATTGTCTAAACCTTTGTTCTAACGCATGAACAAAAGAACTCATATTGTGAAACAATCCTTGTCCCCAAGAAAATTCATATTCTAAATAAGACTGACCATTTTCGTCTCTTTTTAAAAATTCTAAAATTTTAGGATCTCTTATTTTTTCTTCATTTTTCTTACCTATATATATTTTTGATTGACAAGTTTTACTAAGACAAAACTTTAATATACTAATGATTTTAGGTCCAAAAACTTTTCTTTTTTCAAATATATCAATTAATAAGAAAAATTTAATGAAAATGTCTCTTCCTGACCAGGCTGACATATCTCCATTATGATACACAACTATCTCATTTTCATTTCTCTTTTTAGTCAATAATTTGGTAGATTCTCTAATCAATGTTGCTTTGTCTTTCTGACTCTCCACAACCATTTCTCTTTGTTCCATTTTATTTAAAACCTTAAATATCTTCTGAATTAAAAAAGTGCAAATTTTTCCTGATAAACTTTGTTCATAAATTTCTCTTGAAGCTTCAGGTTGACTCTTTTTTGCTAAAAAAAGTTCATTAGAATTACTACCCTCATACATGTTTTTATTTTCTATCATTTCTAATATTTTATTGAATACTTTCATGGGATTAACAAACTCTTGATCTTCAAAGTTGTTATCTATGAATTTCATCACATTATCTAAATTAGTAGTTTTTATTCTTTCTCCTGCGACATTTTTTCCTAATGATTTTCTCATATTTAAGAAGTCTTTTTCAAAATTTTCTAAGATTTCATCCTTTATATAAGCCATCATATTTTCATCATTAAGATTTATCCATTCGCTAGTAGGTCTTTTTTCTTTGATAAAAAGAATAACACTAGTGTCTATAGCTTCTTCTATAACAAATTTGCTATTTAAATCTTCTGATAATTTTTCAAATATTAAACCCTTGTTTAATCTTTTTTCGTTTCTAATGTATTCATTATTTGAAATAATAGTTTCTGAAAATTTCTGAATATCATGTTGATAGTTTGTCGTATCCTTAAAAACAAACGTATAAAAAACAGAAAGTTCAAT